ATCAGCACTCAATACAAATGATGAAGTAACTGTAGTAGTGTATGACGTATTTACTGTTGCTGACATGGTAAGTGCTACAAGTGGTGGTACGTTTGTTGGAAATGTAAACTTTAGTGGTAACATAGATGTTGATGGAACAACTAACTTAGATGCTGTAGATATTGATGGTGCATTAACTCAAGATGGTGGAGCAGTATTTAACGAAGATAGTGCTGATGTAGACTTTAGAGTTGAATCAAATGGCAATGCTAATATGTTATTTGTAGATGGTGGCAATGATGCTTTAGCTATTGGTAGCACAGTAAGTAATCCATATAGTTTTAGTGGAACAACTAATCCAGTTGCTATAAATGCTACAGGCACTAATCAAGGTTCACAATTATCCATTGCTAGTACAGGAACTGGTACAGTAGCTATTAATTTAGGTAACGATAGCATTAGAAGAGGTGGTATATTTGCACTAGATGGTTCGCATTTAACTTTTGCTACAAACCCTAGTAACTCTGGAACTTCTACTACAGAAGGAATGAGGATTGACTCAAATGGTATTGTAACCATGCCATTGCAACCAGCTTTTATGGCATCAAGTAATTCTAATAATAACCATGTATTTTCATCAGCCGATAGTTATGAACAAATAATTACTAATGTTGAGACAATAGATAAAAATTCAGATTATGCGTCAAGCACTTTTACAGCACCAGTAGATGGAACGTATTTTATTAGTGGAGCTGTAATGCACAATGCATCATCTAGTGGAGTGGTATCTTATGATTTAGCTGTTTATGTTAATAGTAGTTTAACTTTATATGCTCGTGATGGTAATGATAATTATACTATAACAAAGATGCACGCTGTTAATGGTTTAGTAGATTTAGATGCTAATGATACAGTAAAATTATATGCAAGAGTGGGTGATGTAAAATCTCGTTTGTATTTTTCATTAACAACATTAAAATTTCAAGGGTATTTAGTAGCTTAAAGGAGAAAATATGGCAAAATATGAAATAGAACTAACAGATACAGAAGATAAGGCAATGTCTTATTCTGCTCTAAGTAACTTAGAGTGGATACAACACGCTGCAAAAAACAAAGCTAGAAAGTGTAAAGAAAGAATTATAGCAGATAATATGGCACACTGTAATGCTAATGGTATTACAATAGCTACAGGCGAAGATGCACAAGTAACTCAAGCATTTGATTTAAAGGTTGTAAAGACGGCTAAAGAACGTCACGAAGAAGCAGAAAAAGTATAGGATAGCTTATGAGCAGAGCAAGAACATTCGCAGATTTAGCTACAGCATCTGAAGAGGGTAGTTTAGCTAGTCCTAATATGATACAAAATGGCGATATGGCTGTTTCACAAAGAGCAACAAGCCTAACAAGTCAAACAGGAACATTTTATTGTGTAGATAGATTTAAAATTATAGAATCGGCAGATGCAGTATTTAGTGCTGCACAAAGTTCAACTTCTCCTGAAGGATTTAACAATAGTTTAAAAATAGATACTACTACAGCAGACTCATCTTTAAGTTCTACACAATATTCTTCTATTGTGCAAAACCAAGAGGGTTTAAATTTACAACATTTAAATTGGGGTACATCAAATGCAAAACCTTTAACTGTTTCATTTCATGTTAGGTCTAATGTTACAGGAACTTACTGTCTTTTAATGGTGGCTAAAGATGCTACAGTTAAGTATCAATCTCAAACCTACACTATAGATTCTGCTAATACTTGGGAGAAAAAAGTATTAACCTACATAGGTGAAACAACAACAGCCATACCAAATGATAATACTAATAGTTTGTGGATAGAGTTTTGTTTAGGTTCTGGAACAGGATACACAAGTGGTGGTGCAACAGGTCAAGCATGGTCTAGTGATGGCACTAAATATTTTGGTGGTCAAGGTGTTAACATTATGGCTAGTACAGATAATGAGTTTTTATTAACAGGTGTTCAAATGGAAGTTGGAAGAGTTGCTACTCCTTTTAAATACGAAAGTTTTGGAGATAATCTAGCTAGATGCCAAAGATATTTTGCAAAAAGTTATAGTGTTGGAACTGCTCCCGCAGAAAATGCAGAAATAGGCTTTACATATACTGCTGTTTCATTAAGTGGTACAGATGTTAGAGTACCTTTTGTAACATATCCAGTTAGAATGAGGGCAGCAGCAACAGTGCAATTTGATGAACCTGCATATCCTCTAACAGGTGGTTCAGCAGGTCAGTGGCATTATGGTGGTGTAGAGCAATACGATACACCAAGTGCAAGTATTCAAAGAGATAATGGTTTTTATTGTAGTGCAACTGTAGCAGGTGCTACAACAAACTCTTCACATTGGACAAGTGGTGAATGGACTGCTGATGCAGATTTATAGAGGTTATTATGCATAATGAATTAAATATACAATCTGTAAAATACATGGAAATGGATGGAGTTAAAGTAGGAATAAAAATGATATTGGTAGGTAATCCTAATCCTTTTCATGTTCCTTTAGATTTAGCTAATAGACATTATGATGAAATCAAACGACAAGTTGATGCAGGTAAACTTACAATAGAGGATGCAGACTAATGGCAATAACAACCATAGACGCAACCACTGCTTTAAGTAATAATGGAATGGTTCTTCTTAATACAACTACAGTTTCTTCTGCTGTAGCAAGTGTAACTTTTAGTTCGTCTTTAATTACTGATACATACATGGACTATAGAGTTGTTTTGAGATTTGTTGCTGGTGCAACAAACGGACAAGCTCTTTTTGTTTTTCCATCAGATGACAATGGTTCAACTTACGATATACTTATTGAACAAGCGATGCAGTATCATGACACTAAAACAAGTGCAGCAGGAATTGCTGGAACAAATGGGAATAGTGATGCTAAAATACAAATAGGTGCTGGTACAGAAAATACTGCAAATAAAGGTTTAAGTGCAGACTTAATGTTTATTGGATTAAGGCAGACTACTGGCTTTAAAGCAATGTATTATAATGCTCATAATGCACACGATAATGATGGTGGTCATAATACTGGTAATGATTACTGGTGGAATGGTGGTTCAAAAATTATAGGCACATCAAATTCAAATAGAGAAGCAATAAATCATTTAAAATTTCAATTTGCAAGTGGTAATGTTGCACAAGGAACATTTAGTTTATATGGGATAAATTCAGCATGAAAAAATTAGTTGATGGTGTTGAAATTGAAATGACAGATGCAGAGATTGCATTAAAACAAGCAGAGGATAAAGCAAACTTAGAAGGTACATTAGTACAAAGAATGGCTCTTCTAAGAAACAAAAGAAATATCCTATTAGCTGAAACAGATTGGATGGCTAATTCTGACGTTGTTATGAGTAACGATTGGAAGACATATAGACAAGCATTGAGAGATATTACTAAAACAGAGCCAGTTGACATGGCTCTAAGCAATATAACATTCCCAACTAAACCGAGTTAATTATGTTAGGTCATGTCGCTCTCTCTGAAACACCTATAAGTAGTATAAGTAAAATACTTGAAGCTAACGCAGAGATGAGTGGCATTGCTTCTAAGGCAACTGCTGGTATTGGTATACTAACTGGTGTTGCAGATATATCTGCTAACTTTGTAGAAGATGTGGAAGGTTCTGCTGTACCAGACATACCAGTTACAAGTATGAGTTTTAACTTTGGCTTAGATGATATACCTGGTCGATTTGTTAAGGGTACAGAGCTTGAAACAGATATAGAGTTTTTAGCCGAACAATCTACGGCTGGTATTGGTATACTTACTGGTGTATCAACACAAGATTTTAATTTAACACAGACAGCTACTGGTGAATTATTATTTACAGAAATCGTTCCGAGTGTTACTGTGACTTACACAGAGATCACGCATACAGGTGATAGTTGGACAGAGATTACTCACTCAGGCGATACTTGGACGAATGTAAGCACAAACTAGGAGTTATAGATGGCAAGTGATTATACAGCAAATAACGGCATAGAAAAGATTGGTACAGGCGAACAAGCAGGCACCTGGGGTGCAACAACCAATACAAATTTTGATATTATTGATAGAGCTATAAATGGTGTAGGTGCAATCACATTGTCTGGTACAACACATGATCTAACAACAACAGATGGTGCAGTATCTGATGGTCATTTTAAAGTATTAGTTTTTGGTGGTACATTAAGCGCAACAAACACTGTGACCATAGGACCTAACGATCAGGATAAATTATATTTTGTAGTAAACAGTACATCTGGTAGTCAATCTATAATAATTAAACAAGGCAGTGGTGACACAGTTACTGTTGCTAATGGCAAAACAGCAATAGTTTATGCAAATGGTGCAGGGTCTGGTGCAGCAGTTGCACAGATAGAAACTGGGTCAGATTCATTTACAGAAGATGTAACCATGAAAACTGGTGATGGTGCTTTGTTGACATTACAGACATCT